TGAGCATTACTCTCAGCAGTATTTGCAGCAGTTTCATATGATGCTAATTGCTCATCAGTTGGTTGTGCAATATCTAAATTCCATTCTTTGATATACGCACCTTGACCATTACTGTCGTCTTGCAACCTAACATCATTTAAAAAATCTACTTCGCTAACTCCATTAGCTTCGCAGTAGAGTTCTATTTTTTTACTTAGTTGTGCCATAGTTTTACCTCCTTATTCTATAATTTTAAATCCACCAAAACTTGTTTCATCTGGTCTGCTTGTTCCACCACTATTTACTTTAACTGTTGATGAAATAGCATTTACTCTTGCGTATGCTTCAACATAATCTGAAGCTGATAAATCTAATGTTAATGTTGCATTAACTGTAGCTTTATTTCCAGGATTACTTCTAAAATCCGCACCACACATTTCTGCTTGGTCATTTCCATTTACCCAAATAGAAGCAAAAACTTGCTCTGTATCTGAAACTGATGCTGACGAAGCTAATACATTTAAATAAATAAAATATTTTCCAGCTTGACCAGATGGAACAGTAAATCTGTAGTTTGTAGAGTTATCAAAAGCATTATCTGTATCAAAAACTTCTCTATCAAATTGTATTTTAGTATGTGTATTATCGCTTATAGTTTGTGCTGATGATAAATTTACTTGAAAAGCTGGTGTACTAGCTATCGCACCACTTGTAATACTATCTGCTACCAATTTTGTAATTGCCATTAGTTAATCTCCTTAATAAGATTTTCCTTGTTTACATTCTTAACTGAAACGAAGTGAAAGTTAAGCGATTGTATTTTTGTTATTGCCATGATTTATGCTCCTATTATCCTATATGCTCCAAAATAACAACTTTGGTCTGCTGAATTAAATTTTGGCGATCCACTAGTACAACTACCTAAACCAAATATTTCAACATAATCTGTAGTAGATAAATCCATAGTAGCTTGAACAGATAAACTTAAACCAGTAAGACTTGAGTTTTCAGGGTCAGCAGATCCTCTTTGATACGAAGAACCATTTTTATATATATACAATAATGAAGATGCTAAAACATGAGAAGTAACTGATTGAACTAAAACTTGTGAATAAATAAAATATTTTCCAGCAATTCCTGGAGTAAATCTATAGTTAGTAGAATTATCATAAGTACTATTTGTATCAAATCTTTCTGTATTAAAATTTACTTTTGTAAGAGTAGCATCTGAAATACTTTGATCTGATGATAAATATGCTTCAAAAGCTGGAGTGTTAGTTGGTAATACACCACTAGCTAATTTACCACTTGTTACAGCTAAATCAGCAATCTGTGCAGTTCCAACAGAACCACTTGGAGGATTTACTGTTTGAACAGCTTTACCTAAATAAATACAGTACATATCATCTGAACTTGATGTTGCAGATGTTAGTGTTAGCGAAGTACCACTAGCAGTATATGCTGTTGTAGGTTCTTGCCTAACGAAATTAATAAACAAAGCTATTTCATTCTGATTAGCAACAGGATGGTCCAAAGTGTACGAAGTAGTTGCACTTGTACTAAAGTCTTGCTTTTGAAAAGCACTGTATGATTCAGCGGGTTGGTTTCCAATAAAAGGCATTTATCTCCTATGTACTAATTGCATCTACTGCTGATACCCAAACATCTAATGATGAAGCTGTATCTGATACTACTTTTAAAGCATCACCAGATTGAACTACAAACTTAGCTCCGCCATCTAATACTTGTAATGCTGATCCACTTGGTATTGGTGCATCTTTTACAAGATAGATGTCATTAGAACCATCATTAATATATACAGATGCAACAACAGATGATGTTGTTATGTTTGCAACTGAAATACCAACAACAGTGTCATAACTATTTGCAGTGAATAAAGTTGCTGCAGATGTACCTACATCATTGCTTGTGTATCTTCTAAAGTTTTGTGCCATATTACTCCTTTATTATAATGCTATCGCCATTGCAATAGCAAATCCATTTGATGCAAATCCTGTAGTATCTACAGCAGCATCTTGCCATGCAGATCCTGTATATACACGAAGTACATTATTTGTTGTATTAAAATATAAATCTCCGGCAGTTAGTGCATCCCCATCATTGTCTACTGTAGGGTCCGAACTTTTTGCACCTAAATAAGTATCATCAAAATTATCAGCTGCGGCTTCGGCAGCGGCTTGAGCTGCTTGAGCAGCTGTCTTAGCTGTGTCAGCAGAAGTAGCACTTGTTGCAGCATTAGTCGCTGAAGTGGCTGCTTCAGATGCTTTCGTTGTAGCAGTTGTTGCACTAGATGCGGCACTGGTAGCTGATGAAGCGGCTTCTGATGCTTTTGTCGTAGCTGTCGTTGCAGAACTTGCAGCAGCTGTAGCTGAAGAAGCGGCATTGGTTGCAGACGTACTTGCTTCACTAGCTTTAGTGGTCGCTGTTGTAGCTGAACTGGCAGCACTCGTTGCAGATGATGCAGCATTTGTTTCTGAAGTCGAAGCATTAGATGCTGAAGTTGATGCTTCACTCGCTTTTGTAGTTGCGGTTGTTGCAGAAGTAGATGCTGAAGTTGCAGAGTTGGCTGCGTTAGTTGCTGATGTTGCGGCTGCAGTTGCACTACTAGCTGCGGCTGTAGCACTTGAAGCAGCGGCAGAAGCAGATGACGTTGCAGAAGCTGCGTCTACTATTAAATCCCATTTAGCTGAATCTGTATTTGTTGTAAGTGGTTGTGAACCAGAAGAAGTATGAGCTGTGTTAGCTAAAAAAATATTATTGGTAGATGTATCTTTTACTAAATCTCTTGCAGAATAAGAAGTTGATGCAGACCAGTTACCTCTAAATGTTCCGAGTTCCTGTGTAACAGTAAGCTCACCATTAGAATCAAATCCTAAAACTTTACTAGCTCTATCTGTTGCACCTACAGTAAACTCTGTAGATGTCATAGTATTTGTTCTTGATAGTTTTATGGATCTGTCTGTTGCTTCCGATACTTGTTGAGCAATCATAGTGTTACGATCCAGACCCTCTTCGTGGGTCTCCGCAGGGAATGGATCATTAGCGATATAATCTATCACTTGAGTTTGCGGGACATTCCTTCTTATAACAACTGTCTCACCCGAAGCTGGTATATTACCAGTAGTAAAAACAACAGTTCCACCAGAAGCAGATCCTGCTCCTGTAACTGTATAATGAGTGGTTAATGTTTTAGTTGTCTCAGTTCCTGTAGATGATCTAATAATTACTACTAAGTCGCTGTCCGCAAAAATTTTAAAACTGTAAGCAAAGGTAGTTGTACTACCATTTCCATTGTGAGAGTTTTTTATAATTGTAGTTGATACTGTCATAATTAAAACAAACCTTTATTACTTGTTGATGGTTTTGTAAATAAATATTCTTGGTTATAATCTTTTTTCATTCTTCTTTCCACCCTTTTTAATACACCCGGATTTATTGTTTCCATAATTTGAAAACCTATCAAATAGTCAAATGCTATTTTTATATAGAATAAATTTAAAAAAGGTATATTCTGACTAACAGCTCTATATGCTGCTTTTGCAGATTTTCCACCTTCTCCAGTAAGAGCATATTGAAATGCTAATCCAACATCTGCGATTGTTACTGGAACTGGACCAACTAAACCAGCAATGACAGTACCAGCATCTCTTTGTTCTTTAAATAATACATCTCCATATATACCTAGTCCGCCACCTTGTAAAAAAGCAGCCATTATTGTTTTAAAATTTCTAGGATCTCTTGGCTCTTTTCCTTTTAGTAAATCTTTCATAGTCATTGCCATATAACCCATAAAACCAGAAGTAATTACTAATGCAGCTATTCCTCTAATACCTCTTCCTATTTCTGCTCTTCCAGCTTCTGTGCTTAATCCACCTAACCTTCTACCTTTTCTAATAAAAGCCATTTCTCTTCCTAAAACTTTATTCATAACTGACATTGGAAATGCTTTAAATTGACCTAAAAATCTAATAGCTTCACCTATACCAGTTCCTGCTAAAGTTCCTTGTGTCATTATTCCTTTTATTCTAGCATCCGGTTCAATAACCGCATAAATTGATCTATCTAATAATATTCCAGATACTGAATATTTAAATTTATCTTTTTCTATTTGTAGTTCTGTTTTAGTTAAATTATCTATTCCTGTTATTCTTTTTATATCAGCATCAGATATTTGATCTAAATTTGAAATATTAATAAATTCAGTTCCATCATCTGCTTTTGCCATTCCATTTTTTCTAATAACATCCCATTTAACAGAATCAATATTATATAAAGCAAAAAATTCTTGTAATGGTTTATTTAACTGATCAAAACTTAAATTTTTTTGTTTAGCATAATAGTTAGCCATACCTAACATTGAGTTTTCTTTTAAAGTGTTGGTCCACCAAGAAAGTAAGTTATATTTAAAAAATGTTCTTTGAATTTTAGTCCAACCTTTAGTTAAATTATCACCAACTTGATGCCTACCAGATACATCATAAATTATTCCATCTGCCAAGAAACCCATTCCCTCAACTAAATCTTTTTTATCTTGAGTATTTTTTCTTCTTGCTAAACCTCTAAAACCTTCAAACATTCCACCTAAAAATGATCTACCTTGAAATTTCATCTCTGATCCATAGATACCCAAATCTGCAGCAGCAGATATAACTGCGCCACCTAGTTTAGCTGTGTTAGTTACAGCTCTAGTTATTGCTGACCACTTTGCTACAGCAAAACCATTTGTACCACCTTCAACAGTATGAATAGTTCCATCTACAACTTTCATATATTTATCAAATGGTGCATAAGAAGATATAGATTCTGCAGCTGCTAATCTTTCTTCTGATATTAATCTTTGTTGAACAGCATATCTAATTTTTTCAAAATTTTGTTTTGGTTTGGTACCAAGTGAATCTATCATACCCATGTTTCTTCCGGCTGTCATTAATCCAGAAAAATAAGTTTCTTTTAACGATCCTGTGCCAAATTTTTCATTAACAGCAAACCAATCTTTTGCAGATTTATAATGTAATACCCTTTTATAGTTTGCACCTTTTGCTATATTTTTAGTACCAAAAATATTACCAGCTCCTTCAGCTATTTGTATTTTATTTCCAACAATAGAATTATAAGCATTTAATAAAAAAACATCTATATCATCTGTATTTGCAAATGTTCTATCACCATCTAAATATTGCATAACAAAATCTTTCCATGCTGTAAAATTTTTTAAATAATTTATATCTTTACCTTTTAAATTTTCTGGTACAGTTATTTCTTCTAACTTTTTATTCAATCTGTTCGCAGCAGCTCTAACATTAAATTGATCATAAGATTGTTTAACAACATAACCCCACATTTTTTCAATATTAGCTCCTCTGGCATTTAATTTTTGTCTAACAAGTTCAGAATAATTTTCCATTATTTCTGCAACTTTTTTTATATCTTGATTTTTTTCTGTTACTGGAGGTTTAGTACCCAAATCTGTTTTTTGTTGAGCAAACTCTTCCATAGCAATAGCAATTCTTTCTTGTGTTGATGTGTCTGCATTTGCAAAAAATTGATCTACTCCAGCATTTTTTAATTCAGCATTAAAACCTGCAATTAATTGACCTTGTGCTGCATTTTGTGCAACACTTACAGATTGTCTAGCACCAGTTGTTAATTCGTTAGTACCAACTAATAATGATATTAAACCATTTTCCGGATCAGCTTTAAAATTTTCTAATTGTTCTTCTACCTTTTTTCTTACTAATATTTCATCATTAACAGCATTTATTTTATCTATTTTTTTTTGTGCTTTTATTTGTTCTGTTACATCTTTAGCAATTTTATCTACATTAACTTCATCCATGCCAGATAATTTTTTTTCTGCTATTGATTGTTTAATTAAATTTATTATTTCATCTCTCTTAACAGATTTAATTGAAGAACCTTTTAATAAACTTTCTACTCTTGTTAAACAGGTGTTTTTAGCCATTGTTAATTTCCATTACTACAGTTAATATAATCAGCCACAATATCATCTATTTCTTGTGATTTAGAATTTACTTCATCTAATTGTTCTGATGCAGCTTTTAATGTTGTATCTTCTGGACCAAATTTTAAATTTAATCCTTTTTCAGATTGTGCTGTTCTTATTTTTAATAATCTTTCTTCCGATACTTTTATTCTTACATCTTCTGGTTCTGCTCTTACTGTACTGTCTTTTACAGAATTTAATTCTAAATCATCTGATATGTTTTTACGATTAATTGTAGCTTCATTAACCACAGATTCAGTTCTAGTTTCTTGATTTAATTTTTGTTTTTCCGCAAGTAATTCATTATATTTTTTTCTAGCATCTAAAACTAATTTTTCTTTACTACCTTTTGCAGTTAATTCATCACTTTTAGAAAATTTAATAGCATCATCAAGATTTTTTCTTGCTGCATTAAGTTGTATATCAAGTTGTTTAGTTGATGTACCATTTATGACAGGATCAGCATTTGCTATATCAGTAACATTTACTGGCTCATCTAATTGTTGATCACCAATAGCTTTTGCTAATAATTTTTTTCTTAACTCCGGATCAGTTTGTTCTAATCTCATCATTAGTTCGCTATCAGCAGGATAATATTCTTTATAAAAATTTACTTCTGGCTCTCCACCTTCAACTGTACTTAAATTTTCTCTGTTTGCT